TGATTTAAATCCTTATAACTCCAACGATTACCAATAACTATTTCATCATTATCCGCTTCTGGATCATTAGGATCACTATCAAAAGCACCAACTAATAACTTATGATAGTCGATAGTCCCACTCATTACAACTTCAGATTCTAATGCTTCTTTACCAACTAAGTCGTCCTCAATAACACGATTATAATGGCGAGACTGGAGAGCAGTCCCAACAGACATATAATCAAAAGTACCTTCTCCATCTGCTGTCCTACCTGTACGTTTATGAGTTTTCGTAGTAACAGACCACGTACAGCTAGTATCAGGGATAACTTCATTAAAAAGCCGAGCGAAGAATTCATTATTTTTATACTGATTATCTACTCGCACACCTAGCTTAGCTATGTTATCTTTGTTCTCTGATACTAAAAGTGTTCGTGTATCACGATCATGGCATCGCCGCATCCATTTTATCCATTCATCTCCATATCCTAAGAGACGCATGAATCTTTCATCATCATCATTAAATGGCAACGCCCACCATATAGGAGCAGCCTCACTACCTATAGTAGATTTAAAATGATCTCGGGGTATTTCAATGATATCCTTTAATCTTTCCGACTCAAAACGCTCGCAAATATCCTTATGAAGATATTCTCTAAGCCTATGTTTTCGAAGAACTATTTTAGCGAAATAGTAAAAATTACCTAAGGCATTAAGCCTATGTATCTTATTTCGCCCGTCTATCGTTGTAGACTGAGATGGATCAATAACCGTCCAATGATTTGCCCAACTTTTAGAATTTTCTTCGGCCAGTATTTCTATCTGGTCGGTCATTTCTATTATGTCAGGCATCGTATCCTAAACTCTTGTGGCTTTACTCGCGCGCTAACGCGCGCTCGGGATTTATCAAAGCACCGGTTAATAATCGGACCGAATTAGCTTAGTGGATAGCTTAATCGTAACCGTACGCTTTGCTAGGTCGCTTCCCAGCGTTGCCTAGGGGGTATTACATAACAATTAAGCTATCCAGTAAAATAATTCTTATTATTACTGAGTGCTATCACTAGCTAAAGGACTGTCAATAGTAACCGGGGGAGTCTCTATCTCAACAACTTCGTTGTTCTGTTTTGTTTTCTTTAAAGCACTTATAAGTTCACTGGCCACTTCGTGATCTTTATCGCTACCAATATTTTGTTCTGTCGTCGGTAATCCGATTCGACTAACTTTCGCAAATGCGCCATGTCTATCGAGCAGCTCTTTGCTGGCCTCTAACATCATCTTTTTGTCTATTCTTTGGGTGGCTAGCGCTACTAAGTTTTCTAGCGCCGTCGGCACGGCCTGTGATAATATCCGTCTTTGAAGAGGAAGATTATCTATAATATCTTCATCAGCAACACTAAGAATACCCGTTAGATATTGAGTATGTAGTTGCTGGTATATTTTAGTCTTTTTAAGAAGGGAATAGCTCGTCTGCGACATCCCTATCTGCTGGGCTATGTCTTTGTCTTTCAGTCCGAGATTTAGCATTTCTAGTCTACAGGCGACTCGAATCTTATCGACTGTTTTACTATGATGCTTGCCTTTACTTGAGAAGGCCACTTAATTATGATCGTCCTCTCCCCACAGTATTCTTACCTTTATGAGAACTGTTCCAAATTTTCGCCGATTTCTTTTTAGCCGCTTTATCACTCATTCCTTCACTTTTAAACTTATCACGTATTTTCTCATAGCCTTTTGGCATTTTCAGGCTCCTTATCTCTATACTTCACATCACAACTCCAAGTGTCCGGATTCATATGACATGCTACAGCAACTTTCGCTATCATGTCTCCAGATCTAAAATAAACATGAATCCGTCCACCGGATATTCTATTATCAGTAAAGGACCATCCCTCTGGAATTAATTCCCCCTCTAAACGTTCCTTCACTAATAACTCCCTTCATCTTTAATACCGAAGGTCTTTATAATCTTAATAGAGGGATGAAATTTTCTGAAATGTTTTTCAAGAGCACTGACAACATTCGGAACAGAGTTCTCTTTCTCGCGGTCATTCATTTCCGAGGAATCACACTGGGGAATATTATCTTCTGTCCGGGCGACAGACGTGTTATCCTCACGAGATTTTGAAAGCTGTTCCATAATTACCAGTGCTCTTGATTCCTCAACGCGATGAACACTAACGTTCTAAGTCGTCCATTCTCTGACTACAATTCGTACGAGTATGACAGCTCTGGCCGTCGAAGTCAAGGGATTAAATGGCTGGAAGCCTATGATAGTAATCGAAGTTACCAAGGTAACAAGTGACAGCAAAGTCGTCAGATAGTAGACTTGAGAACGCCCATTAAAGTTAAGCTATTATTACTCACGCTTTCCAACTTTTAGTCATGTTCATAATAATTATAATTGACTTCGTCGATATATTATACTAATTTAATATATTGGACAAAGTCCAAAAAATAGAAAAAATTTATGATTATAGCCCCGCGCTGTATATTTTTTTCACGCTATATAACCCCCGGCCTTGTAGAATCATAGACTTAGGATCTCACTAGTATATAATATTTACATAGAAGAGTGTAATATATACTCATAGCTTTAAGCTTAAGTCTATGATTCTAAAGACTTAGGACATTGGCATATGACCTGCTATAATGATGGTGTCATTATAATAATATAATGACTAGGAGGATAATAACTATCCAGATACTTGACAGGTATGCTCGCATACCATACAATTCGACTGTGTAATCTTGTGTTATACACCACGCCATTACTATCTCTAAAGGAGAATAATCATGGCGGACAGTAAAACTGTTGTGGCAGAACATGCTAATGGTGTGTCAACCAAGGACGTTACACTCACGCTGGATGAGCTTACTGCTGAAAAGCTCTTCGCTATCGTGAAGTACAAACACAAGGACCGCATTGCATTGCATGGTATTGTGTCTGTACAGAAGGAAATGACCTTTCTTTCTAATGACCTTGTTAAGGAAATGGTCATTGCACGATTCGATCAGCTACAAAAGCAGATTAGCGATCGTCTTAATAAGGATACGAGTGAGTATTTTCGCCTCCTTATCGCCAAAGGTACGCCTGTTGATCAAGCGTACAAGATGGCATACGGTCAATAACTTTAAACTCGCGTGGTGTATAATGGAGGATTACACACAATATGACTAAACCATCATTTCGCAGAGCTTTAGCTATGGCGAAATCTGTCAAACTACAGCTTGCTAGTGGGGCAGAGGCGAAGTCTATCAGAATGACATCTGAAGATAAGGCCAAGCTTTACCACATGGCCGATAGAAAACAAGGCGAAACTCCCGTCGATAAGGCGAATCGTCTACAATTCGAGACGAATATTCTCAAAATGATAGGATTTAAGATCTATGAGTAGTATAATGGCTATCCTTATGATAGCCGTCTTTATTCTGAGATACCGCGTCACAGCGTGGCACAGAACAAAGTGTAAGTTATTGTAGCATAGGCACTTAGAATAAAGCTACGCTATGAAATGACCCCCCCCCTTGTGCGGGGGTATAATATTATTTTTATTTTTTTTTTTTTTTTTCAAGATATAAGAGCTGTCGTGCTTTTCGTTCCTTATAAAATACCCACCCAAGGGGGGTATCCCCCTAAGACCGTGAAGTAATTACATAGCTGCGCTATCCCTATAAAGCCAAAGGGTTTACCCTTCTTGACTTTTTTGTTCTAAGCCACGACAATCAGGACAGGAGAATAATCTAACATGGCTACTCCTGATCCGTATAAGCTTAATGAGAGAATTTGTACTTGTGGTCGTTCAGCAGAACGTATACATTGTCCACATTGTGGCTCAGCGACAGTATATGGTTCGAAGAAAAATGTCCGGCGATTAAATCCTATCTCTGGTAAAGAGGAAGAATTTAAACGTTATAGCTGCCGAAAGTGTGGAAAGTATTTTGATGATTTCGAGTGGCAAAATGATTGCCACGCACCATTTTGGGAATCTCCGTATAAGAAGAAACAGGAGAATTTCATACGAACTACACATACAATAGGCATTCCACCGGGAATGACGGAACAACAACATAAACAATTACGTGCGTTAGCATTAGAACATGCAAAGAAGCTAGACGGTAAAACAGAATCACCAAAATTACCAGAAAAAGCTTCAGTTTCTACTACAGAAGACGGACGTAAAATATTTAGAATTCCCGGACTAGGAGATTAGTATATGCCTACTACAGATAATCCAGTAAAGTTTGACACATTAGCCAATATCACATACGCAATTCAAGAATTGGTAAAAGAGAAAGGTATCATATCTCACGAAGATCTTATAATTGTTCTTCGTGGACTTATTTGGACGAGTGTGGATCTTGGTATATTTGATACACAAGAAGATAATAAAGGTAGATTGCACTATATTTACAAAGGAGCTAGATCATGAGTATTAGTTATTTCTGTAACTCCTGCGAAAACGAAGATGACTTCGTCATAAGTGAAGGCTCTATACACTGCAAACAATGTAATAGTACAGATGTAGAAATGACAAGAGATTCATTTCTTGATGAAGATGACATATATCATGATCCTTTCGAGGATATAGATAGTCTATTCGACTAACAGGCGCAAGCCGTCTGTATGGAGATGTTATGCATTTCTCAGAGTTAGAAGTATTCGTATATTTCCTAGTATTAGTCTTATTAGGAGAATTCGCAAATCGCGGAAAGTAGGTGTTTAAGTGAAACATAATATTAATTTTCTATTCGACACATTAGTATCATATGATAATGATGCTCAGAAGTCTATGTTTTTATGGGAGCATCCGGCTAAGAAAGCGGAAATCTTTAATTATATTCTACATGAATCCATTCATGGTATAGATAA